GTGCCCGAGTAAATTCGCCAGAGTTTTTAGCTGCAGCTAGGAATGCTTGAGCAGCACGTTGGTTGGTTAGGTGCAGATCCTTAAGTGCGCGGATTGCGTCTCCCTTGGATAGTTCTCCAAGGCCTTGTAGGAAGGTTGACATAGCACCGGCAGCATCTTCTTCGAAGGCTTTTCTAAAGTCGATCCCTGCTACCTTATTAAGTGTTTGTAGTTCTTCTCCTCCTTCAGATACTGCTGTCACAAATAGCTGCATAGACTTCGAGACCTGCGTTGCGACAAGTTCTACACCAGGCACAGTAGCAGTAAACGCAGCGCCCAATCCAAGGATGTCCACAGCGGTCATTCCAGTAACCGCACCAAGACCTGAAATTCTTTGGGAGAAGTTTAGGATACGATCTTCAGTTGTGGCGAATCTATCACCTAAGAACGCTAGGGTTGTAGCTAGCTTTTCTACGTCAGACGTAGGCGTACCAGTGATTTTCATCAAACGCGCAAGGGCTGTAGCTGCCTCTTCTGGATCTAGATCTGCAGCAGCAATAGATAGCTTTGCTAATACGTTTGTGAAGTTTGAGAGGTTCTCTGTTTCGATACCAAGTTGTCCGGCCTTTCTTGTCAACACTGCTAGTTGATCGGCAGACATACCTGTAGCCTTTGCAGTATCGAGTAGAGATTGCTTTAACCTATCGAATTGTTCAGGAGTTCCCTGTACAGTTTTCTTAACTCCTGTGAACTCCTTTTCAAAACTAGCGCCAAACTTAGCTACTAATGCGCCAGCAGCCCCAAATGTAGCCCCCCATACTGTCATCATACGGAAGCCAGTAACTTGCAAAGCTGCGCCAAATTTTACCCAACGCTTCTGTGCTTTATCAAGGCCGGAGAACCACTCTCTTGTATTTACCCCAATGTTAACAAGAGTATTCGATATGCCTCCACTTAGCCTTCCTATACCCATGCTACCGACTCCGTTAAAATTTTGCAGCGGGGGCTTGTCCCCCGTCTGCTATTTATATTTATATTACCAAGGTAATCCAAAAATTTGTCTAAAGAAAACATTTTTTGGTGGATTATTAATAGGACACAGGCGGTCCACCTTGACACTAGATGACCCACGCTTTCTATTTGCTGAGGCATTGTAGACCGCTGCAATTATCTCGGCGCGGCCTCGTTGGGCTAGTAACATAGCCCAACTGAAGCCCCTTAATTTACTATAGAACTCTGCAACGGTCATGTTACCAAACTCTTTAGGAGTCATGTTAAGAACTCCAAGTGCAAATGGTTCGGCGTGTTCTATCCAGTGCCGGTAGTCTCTTATCTCAATTATTCGTCTGTGTCCATATCGGGGTTTTGTTTATCTTCGTCCTCTACTTCTTCTTCTTTAGGGATTAACCCTGCTTCTTGTAGTGAGTCTTTTACGCTGTCCATCAACTCATTGATAGAGTTTCCTTCATTGACCCAATGTTCTTGAACTAGATCCCCGATAAATAGTTCTTGATCTTCGATACTTTTACCGGGGATCTTCATTCCGCCGTACTTAAGTCCTATGCGCATCATAGCTACCATAACGCGAATTCCAGGTGAACCAAGCGCAAACAGTTCTGGGACAGATTTGTTAAACCTGTCTTCCAACTCACCCATAGCATTGATGCTAAATTTGATTTCCCTAACTTTGTCCAACGTAACTTCGATCTTCCGCATTCAATTACCTCCTTATGAAACTTACGAGTAAGTCCCACGTGATACTGCGCCTGTAACTTGGAAGTCAGCAGTAAAACTAACAATTCCATCTACAGGGTTACTAATTGAATAGTTCGTGCAATAGCATGAACCAGTGTATTTGATGTCTCCTGAAGCTTGCCCACCAGGACCATATTCAAACTCAAGTGCAGCAGTTTGACCTACAATAGTCCCTACAAGGGCGTCCAAGTTTGCTGTTTCCCAGAATCCAGAGATTGAGAATGAAGCAGTTCTTAGACCAGCAATGTATGTACGGTCGTCTAGTCCATAGACCGTAGACTCAGGAGTATCAATTTCTCTACTGAAATCTACGTTATTCAAGTATGCACTCAAGTCAGTGAGTGTCCCACCGCTATTGTCAAGCTTGAATACCGTTACCTTTCCATGTTCGAAAGCCATCGTTTACTCCTTATTTCAACCAACTAACCACCTACAGAGGCAGCTGTTGGAAATTTACGTGAAATGTTGCAGTATCGACAGAACAAGATGGTGTAGTAAAACTCCACTCTGCTCGTACATATCGATCTACTTGTCCTGTTACAGTCTGCCGGTCTGACGTTGCGACACTACAAGAGATTGTAGTAAAGGTAATCAAGTCAGCCCATGCACCATCAGTGGTTGCAGAGTCCTGTACAGTAACTACTAGTTGGCAGGTTGCTGGTAATGTGATATCTGTCAAATGTAGATATGCAATTCCACCACTAGAAGACTCAGCTGCTAAGTCGTGTGACCCAGTATTTCCAGCTGAAGTTACGGCAGTTAAGTTATGCAGCGAATATCCAACACTTAGTCTGCCAGTGATTTGTGTATCAAGTGTAATCCCAACAATGCCATCTACTGGATTAGTAATAGAGTAATTTGTGTATCTAGCCTGTCCAGCAAATACATGATTGCCAAAGGCAAGCCCTTCTGGAGCAAATGTAATTTTAGTTGCAGCTGTAGCAGCAAGTTGTCCTGGGACGACTGCATCAGGAGCATTAGAAGACGTCATAGACCAATAGCCGGAGAAACTCATCGAAGCGTTTCGTAGGCCTGCAATATATGTTCTATCGTCATTACCAAACACAGTTGACTCAGGTGTGTCTACTTCCCAAGATATATCAGCATTGTTAAAGAAGGCACTTTGGTCATATTGCCCAACTAATACTTTAGCGGACTTACCATGTACAAAAGCCATTAGTTCCCTCTCTTAATTGCCCCTTTAGACAAAAGGTTTGAAAAGATCTTCGCATCCTCAACTAGTTCATTAGGTACCATTGCACCAACTAGTACTTTGACAACAGGATTCTTTCCATAAGTAATCCTTCGAACGGCGATATACCCGCTGTCTTCATTTGGAAGTGGAAGAGAAGTCTCTTCTTCAACCTCGAAATTATCTTCAAGGTTCTCGTCGTTAGAGCGGTCCAAATATTTCCTCATTAGTCTACCCCTTCGATTGTCTCCCCACAGTCATTACAATAATATTTACTTGGTCCGTCCCCCATAGTAGATAGATTGACGGCGTTACGATGAGGACAACCGACTTCAGCTAACAAAAGTTCTAAGTGGCGTACACAATCTTTTGCAGATCTATATGCCATCAGTAACTCATCTTTTGTTTGTTTTTCCATCGTTTTTAACTACTCGGTTCCTTCCAGACATCTATAGTGAATGTGATCATGTGTCTACTATTATCGTCTTCACCCAAATAGTGTGGTGAACTTCTAATATCTAACAAGTGATACTTCACTCCACCAATCGATGTCGAAGCTTCTCTAAAAACTTTGTAGGCAGTTTCAGAATTAGTTCTTGCTACTTTGTAGGCATCTGCACCAGCACGACTAACTACTTGGATCTGCGGACGCTCAATGTTTACTGCTGATCCATACGTTTCGGCTGGAGGTTCAAATCCTAATATTTCAAATAACACAACACATGTACTTGGAAAGTCAGGCCCAAAACGTCCTTTAAACAAATTCTGTCCGAGTGTAAACGCAGATGTGTTTGTGTCTAAGTACGCTGCAAGGTCATCTAATATGTGTGCCATATGTTTCTCACTAAGCTACTACAGCTACATTTCTTGATCCTGTGATCCAGCGCAACTGCTTTACTGCCCGTTCCTGATACCCAATTAGTTCATAATCAGCAGCTTCTTTTAACCAAGGTTCACGTGCATGTACTTTGCCAGCGTAGTTAACAAACTTATTAGGCCCCATAATTCCGCCAGCTATTACTCTATACACAACTCCATGCATAGTTGCTTGCACCTTCTCACGCCTATGAGTATCATGTAGATCACCTTCGTCGTAGGGAACAATTTCTTGTGCATGCTCAATAACCTTGTCACACTCTCTTTGAACGAAGGCTTCAAGCCGGTTTTTTTGCGTCTTGGACAACTTTAAGCACTTTACTGTTACTTCAAACCCAGTGACGGTTACAGCAAACCCACCTTTCTTCCCTAATGTTTTAACTACTGCCATTACGCACTCGTTGTTGAATTAGTAGCAGCCCCTGGTCCACGAGGATTGCGACTAAAATTATGTGAGATATTTCCTTTTAGTTTGTTAGTATTTGCCCACAAAGCGTCTCTATCAGATTTGTAGATTCCTCCGGCGTATGGACGTTGGTAATTCAGTCCACGTGCCCTCATCTCGTTTGTAAGTTCTTTGAATCTACCTGCAGCTTGATACTTGATACGTGTCTCACCCACCTTCCGATCTTCTAGTGTGCCTCCACCTGACAGCCTCATATATACCGAGTATGCGCATTTAGCTGCAGCCATATATATGTTCATCTCTTGAGTGAGATACCACTCAATAGTTTCGTCCTGAAGAAATGGATTAGTAGTATCAACGTCGCCAATCAACGTGCGTACTTGATCCTTCTCCGTAGCACAGGATGCATCGTATGTTGCTGCCATTACAATCTCCCAAATAAAAAAGGGTAACTACCTAAACCAGGTAGCTACCCCTAAACGCTTCAAGCACCTTTACCTGGCACTACCAGGATTAAGCGCCTGGTACGATGTATTCGATAAACAGGTTTCCAGCAGGTAATTCTAAGTTGGTTGCACTACGCCCAATGTGAACGTATTTTAATGCACGAGGTGCATAGTTCACCCTTGCAGGGACTATATCGCATGTAGACCATGCGTATCCCGTCAAAAGCGTACCATACGTTACTCCACCATTATCAATTGTCCCAACATGCACTCCTGCAGGTGTTGTTGCAACTCCTGTAAGGAATCCAGTTACGGCTCCAGTTGTTCCAGCCCTAAGTGTAACAGACGAACCAACTGAAGTAATTTGGAACCATGCGTCAGTAACAACGCCACTAGTTGGAATTGCCCAACCAGTGTGATAACTTGTAGTATTACTAGTGTTCTGTAGGTTCGCTGCAGTAAATGCAATCTTCTTGATATATCTTGTTGCACCACCAAGTGAAATACCACCCTTCGTAGCATCAGTTGCGGACGCATTAATTGTAGGCGTTCCGTAAATCTTGAAGCCAGAAGTAGAAGTACTTAAGTTGGCGTAGATAGTCGGAGAAGTGAGAACAACAGCACCACCGAGAATAGCCTTGGCACCTGTTAATTTTTGGTAACCCATATTTCTTTATTCTCCCCGCTTGTCGGCCAATCTAGATTTGAACACTCTAGTTCGGCGGGCCAAAGGACTTACCCTACGGTATGTCCGTGGCTTAGATTCTTCTACACGGGTTTCTGCAATCTTTTGTTGTTGGACACTAATAGTAGATTCCTTTTTATCGGTAGCTACCAAGTAGTGGTTATCAAGCATAACCCGAAGTCTATCCGGTTCCATGCCAGTAACATCTACTATGTCCTTCCCTGCATGAACTGGGACATTATTTATGTCGAAGTTCTTAGCAGCCATGTAAAGCATATAACCCCCTTAAAAAAATCTTACGCTACCGCGCTGTTGAGCATGTACCCAAGGTTTGTTGCGACCAGTTTGTGGTCCCACGCCATTTGGGCTTCAAGTCTTTCAGCAGCCAAGCGATTCTCTCTCCAACGTTGCATTCCAACTGTAGTTCCAAGACCCTTTGAGATCCCAGTCCACATGAATGTGTAACCTGCAGTCGCTTCAGTCAAGGATGGACGCGGTGCGACATAAGCCAACAGCGCATGCTTTCCAAAAATGAAGCTGTAATTATCTGTAGCATTCTCAACAGCACTGTTCTTGATTGAACGTGCAACTAGTACACGGTCTACTTCGAATAGCGATGCAAGAAGTTCAGTCGTCACAGGACGTTCACCAATCGGAGAAGCGGTATACTTGATCCGATCAATAATGTCAGGGTGATGCTTTAGCTTGCGGAATACTTGGTATCCTAATACAAGCGTGTTAGGCATGTAACCTGTGTCCTGCAGAATTGTTTCCTTACCAGTCTCGACGTCTTCGATTGGGTCAGACGTTGCGTAGTTATTCCATTGTGTGAAATTAGTTCCGCCAGTTACGTCAGTTCCCCAAACACTGGATGTGAAGAATTCAGAAACCCAAAGAGTTTCTTGCTTCAACATCATCTTTTGTGAGAGGAATCGAGTCGCGTCTACAAACGGGTTGAGTGGGTTGTCACTGTTTTGTACAACTTGGTCGCCAATGTCTTTATGGATAGCGTATACATTACATGCATACGAATCTGTACTTACATTGTAACCGGCTCCACTAGATTCTGTACCATCCGCACGCGGACGCACTTCATCTCTAAACCAGTCTGCTTGAGTGTATGTGTAGTACTTATCCGATCTCTTATCTGTAGAAAGTACAGGGAACACTTTTTGTGCAATGAAGTGTTCTTGAGATTGAATGTAAGCAATACTAATATCGGTAAGGGGTTGATCTACGTGTACATCATATACTGTAGGTTGTGGCATTTATATATATCCCCCCTAAACCTGTGTGATATTTCCGTTAATCAGCATGGTGACAATGTCTCCACCCTGTGCGGAAGCTTCCAGTGCATAGCCAATACAGTGCCCTTTAGTTGCAGACGTTGCAGCAATTACTCCACCACCATAAGTAGTAGTAGCAGTAGGCTTCAAGTGTTGTCCTGTGCTAAAGGCACCTGCGGCTTTAACCTTAGAAATCCCAATTACCATCACACCAGCTTCCACACCACAAGTAGGATTGTTTTGCATAATCCCAACCTTTGGAGCAGCAGAGCATGTAATGTTAGTTACTTTGCATGCAGTAGTAATTGCTACCAACTCAAATTGGTAATTAGAAAGGTCTTTGGCTGCTTGGAAGGAAGTTACCCAAATTGGTTGTTGCCAAGCCATTATTATTTACCCTCCAATTAATAGAACAACTTAGGTTCTGTGCGCATCAGGTGTTCAATCGCGTCACCACGATTACTGTATTCTCCGCTTTCGACCATTTTGGCCACACGGGTAATCCAGTCTGCTTCACCTTCTTCGCTACCTGGTTGTCCGAGTTCTTCCATCTGCTTTGAAGCAACGATTGCATCTTGGGCAGCCATGAAGACACTCTTGATAATCTCTTGAGTTGCCTCATCAAGATTTTCTTCGATTGCCCTCAAAACAGGACCGAATTCTACAGCCTTGTATGGAAGTTCCTTATATTCGTCAGCCGCCTTCGACACATATTCGCGTTCCTTACGTGCATCACGTTCGGCAACCGCGATTTCATGTGCCTTCTCGGCAGCTTCTTTTGCGATCCGAAGTTTTTCTTCTTGCTCCTTAAAGAGCATAACTTGTGCGTCACTTAGGCCTTTCAAAACTTCCTCTTTCGAGTTAGTTTCTTCTGCAGGTTCCTCAGTGGACTTTTCCGACTTTTCTACTTCAACAGGGACTTCAACAATCTTTTCCACTGTTTCTGTAGGAACCTCGTACCCAGCTTCCTTAAAGATACCAAGCATCAACTCGTTTGTGATCCCTGCTTCTTTCATAGCAAACATGGCATCAAGAGCAGCTACTTGTTCATCTGTAAGTTCAAGTTCTGCACCCTTCAGGAGTTCCTGAAGTTTTTCATTCATAGGTACAGTCTCCTCTGTAGTGGTTTCCTCTTGGGTAACCTCTACTATTTCAGTTTCCACTGAAGAACTGTCTTCAGCGACTTCTTCAAGTACAGGTGTATCAGCCGACTTAGTCATGATGTATTTAACTCCGATGGCAGGCTTCGACACTAGAGACACCTCGAATACGTCGAGGTCTTCTAGCTTGTACTTGGGTTTTCTCTTTTTCAAAAGTTCTGTGTCAGACATGTTCATCAAGTGTCCTAACGTCCAAAGGATTACTTAGACTCTAACTTTGGCAAGGATACTATATGTAGAAGTAATGTACAACACTGGGGATAGACAAACGTCAGACACTGGCTGAACTGATAGGACACTACTTAGACAGTAGGTATGCAGATGTCAGTCACCTACATACCTACTAATGGCCGGAAAATTAACAGCGAGGCGCTAAAATTCACACAGGATTAGTATATGATGTATCTTAGTTGAGTCATCATCAACAGGCCGAATACCAAGCATAACAGGGTTGATAGGCGGGTGTGTAGCGGGCAATGTAAGTTTGTCCTTTACTCGTGGGATAGTTGATGTAGCCCAACCTGTAGACGAGTATAAAAATACCTTTCTACGGCTAACTTGGATCTGTCCCTGCTCAGTCCGCACGAACGCCTCTCCACGTTCTATCTTAGCTGAGTATGCTTTCCCACTAGAAGCATAACCTGGAGTAGCGTAGCCGTCTGAATGCGCACTTGTTTGCTTAGTAATAGTAACTGTGCGATTGAATAAGGGTTTTAGTAAAGGATCAATAGCCATTAGTTCTCCTCAACTTCTACTTTTTTCTTTTCTACAGTGAACCCTTTGCTTTCAAGCATAGCTTGGCATTGATTTCCAATTGCTAAGGATAGTTCTTGTGTCTGTACTTGTAATGCTTCAAGCGCAGCCTGCTGGATTTGGATTGTGTTATATGCCCAATATCCATTGATGCAAACTGCAGCTACTAGAATTGGTCCAATATAGTTCTTAAACAAGTCCAAAAAGTATTGCTTCATTCGTTCCCCCTTAAAGGTTAGCTTAGGATAGCCTCTAACTCATCTTCAATGTCACGGATTTGTGCATTGAGTATTGAGATTAGTTGGCCGTGGTTAGAAATATCTACGGCTTCGTCTCCAGTATCTACACTGTCACGTTTAGCAGTCAACTCATCAATCTTTGCTTGATACACTGCGGCAGCTTCAGCATTGGCAGCGTTGTTCATCTTTGTGGTTAAGTTTGTGATTCTAGCGTCGTAGTTATTTCTACGTTGGTTCTTGACACTGTTGTTGAACTCTTGTTGTTGGTGTTGCAGAGTTGTTAACGCAGCAGTCAACTTTTGATACTCAGCATAGATCAACTTCTGATCATCATCGAAGTCGGCTACGACATGGCATGTACCACTAGCCCAGTAGTTGCCTTCCTCAGTACATTCAGACTGTCCTTGAGCAAAGCTTAATCCTGCGGTTAAAATCAAAGCACTAATTAAATATACGATTGTTTTCATTGTTACCTCTAATACGATTGTTTTCATTGTTACCTCTAATTGGATTCATACTTAGCTATCACTATAAAGCTGAATGTGATACAAAGCACCATTGATCCAAACCTTGAGTGTTCCAGAAGCTGTGTTAGCCGTCTTGTCGGAGTTGGTCGTCCATGTCATAGTACCTAAAGCCACGCCTGTTGGGTCATGGATGAAGTAGTCGAACCCATCTCCAAGACTAAGGATGTTGTATGTACCTTGCGCATCTTGAGTGATTGTGTCTAGTCTTATAGCGTTCCACACTTCTGAATCTGTGGCCCAATCTGTCTCGTTCCAGTCCAGCTCCAGCATGTTGACGATGTCTGAA